TTCATTATTAAATATTGAATAAAATAATCCTCCCAATATCTGAAAAATTACATAGATAATATCTTTAGAGGCATAGGCAATACAAACTTATGCCTCCGTCACAAATAGGAATTTAAGTAAACAAATTTCGTTTAAAAAACTACATTCATCTGCACAAGATAGTGGTATAACCAACGTGTCGGTATCTGGATATAGTCAATATCTATTAGTAATGTGCTATGGTTCCAATAATGATAATCCACTAGATTGGGGATGTTCTACCAGTAGAGGTACTACAGTACAATTAGGTCAACAAAGAAGTAGCAGAACAAGCGTCGCAGGTGCTTGTTCTGCATATATAATTAATGTTGGTGATAAGAATAGTGTAAATATATCTTGCAGATATCATAACAATGGTGCAACTATGATATTTGGAATTGAATAAGCAACATGATATGTTAAAAAACATTATGAAAATGAAATATTACTAAAGTATTTTATATAATCATATCCTTCAGGAGTTCCTCTCATATATAGTCTTATATAAGAATACTTAGATATATCATATTCTTTTTTACTAGATCCACCATCACCGATTGATTCCAATGTAACTGAATTAGTAAGACTACATTGCCTAATGCCATATGGTATATTAACACCACTTCCTCCCAAAACAGCAAAACCGCCACTACCTATTCCACCAGTTCCGTCAAAATGTAGTGTTGAAAAATTGGAAACATCAAAAATGATGTTTGCAGTTTTATAATTACCGCTTCCTCCTGTTTCAAAATGTACTATTTTTAAGCTTTTACCACTTAAATTACTATTCTGTTCCGATGTAAACATACTATTCGTCCTCCTTTTCCAGCATCTGTTCAACGGTTGAACGCCACATTTCCGGTACGGCTTCCAGCTTCATTTTTCCTGCTCTTACTCTCTTATAAAATATAACTGCCATGCTTATGCCTCCGCTCCACTGAGTTTGTTTACCTGATCCTGCAGGTCACTTATTGTTTGTGCCATTTCCATTAACGCATTAATGAGATCTTCCTGCGATATCGCAATCTCTGCTTCTTTCTCCTGCTTTTTTTCCACTTCTGCTGCCTGAGCTGCTTTCTCATCCTGATCTTTATAATAAGCTGCCTCATCAAACTGCCATGTTGAGCCATCCCAGTAGTAATATGGCATCTTGTCTGTACTGTCCTTTGGGATTTCTTCCAGCACAGCATCCTCTTTATCAAGATGATACTTTTCCCTATGATTACTGTAATAATTTTTTTTATCCTTAACTGCAAAAGCTACACTGTACATCGTTTATACTCCCTTCTTAACTGCATAGATTGTTGGTATCGTAATTGCTGCTATCGGCTTGCTATTGGCATAGATTCGCACCTTACCGGCCTGTGAATTAACATATCCTGCAAATACACCATCCTGTACCTCTGCCGGCGCAAAGCAAACCTTTGTCGCGTGATCTGCCGTAATACCAGACAGGGTTATATCGGCTTTATATGTATACCCTTCTGCAATAATAGCTGCCTCATTGTCCAGCGCTGCCGTATATGTTCCCCATGCAGATGCTGCCACACTTGTGTTTTTATAAACCTTTACCACATCATTGAACGCATTATATGTCCTGTTCTCCAGATCGTTCATATTGGTGGCATTAAACATATCACCTGCCTGCGACTCTGTACCTTCCACCCTGGTAACATCTACCGTCTGTGTAGCTCCTGTCGCTACATTGGTAAGCTTACGTCTGCCTGCATACTCCACCAGTCTATCTTTCCATGTCTTTTTTACAAATCCCATCCTTAGATCACTCCTATCTCTTCTCCTGCAGCTATTTCTCCGCAATAATTAACGTTGCTTATGTTGCCAAAGTAAATTACATACACATCATGCAGTATCCTCTCAATTGCATTCCATTTCTTATAATCATTAAGCGGTTGATCAGGTACTTCCGGTGTGCCTGTATAAACCATGTAATTATCCCGGATGCGCTGCACGTTATCCCTGATTCTTTTGTAATCATTTGCACGGGGCAGTTCCCCTATTTCCCAGTTCTCATTTACAGATACTGAAATACCTATATATTCGGCTATTATCCGGGTATTCTGCTCAATCCGATTCAGGTCGGTTGCATTTATATAGCCTTTCACATTCCTTTGCTCCACATCCTGTATGGTCCTGTCGTAGATAAAATATGGTAGTACGTACTCTATTGTATCTGTATAGCTACTTTTGTTCCCTGCCCTATCTACAATATCCAGTTCCAACAGATATGTATTCTCTGCGCTCTGCTCTGCTTTTGTACTCCATGTCTTTCCATCTGCTTCCTGTTGAAATACAACAGCATTATTATTAACATATCCTGCCACATATACGATATTGCTTGGCAGGACAATATTGATATCCATACTATTCGACCTCCAGTGTGATAACTACACTGCCTGATACATTTGCAGGGTTAGGACTCATAATGACAGATTTTACGGCCGGTACTGTGGTGTCCAGATTGACTGTAAGCGTAATCTCTGTTGTCTTGCCTGCTGCATCCATGGCAGTTACCTTTATCGTATTTGTGCCCTCTGTAAGCACTACAGCCTGTGTAAAGGCACCTGAAGTATCTACTGCAGGCTCATATGTCTTTGAACCATGTACGATTGATACCGTGACAGGACTGGATGTCGTATCATTGGTAACGCCCTTAATAACCTGATTGCTCTGATTCGTAATCAATCCGCTTGCAGGTTCGCTGATCGTAAGTGTCGGAGGTACCGTATCAATTGTATACGATGCCGTAACTTTATTCGCAGCATTACCATCATTATCTGATGCATTGATTTCAATTGTTTTTGCACCATCTTCAAGCGCTGACTGCGGGGTATACGTGAAACGGTATCCATTTGTGATTGCTGCTTTGCTCATTCCTGCGTTACCATCTTTATATGTTGTGCCGGCCAGCTTAAGAGCTACCGTTGACAGCTTCACACCGCTTCCTCCGGCTTCATCCGTCACATCGAAGATAATTGGCAGCATATTGTTGCTGATATACGCCCCATTTGATGGCTGCACAAGATTAATAACCGGTTTTACTGTCTCTTTAACTATTAATCGTAACGCTGCCCCTATGGTATAATCTGTCGCATCTACAGTGGTAACTGTACCGGCGCTGTTGGTCGCTTCTACGGTTACCGGCCAGTATCCCCCGCTCTGATTATACGAAGTCGTTGCCGGTGCTGTAATTGTTCCTTCCCATTTTCCTGTACTACTGTTAAGCGCAAGATTCGACCATACACCATTGATTTTTACCCTTACTTTTGTAATTGCCATGTTACTACATACCTCCTATCTGCTGCCCTGCGTACAGCTCACCCGCATAATTCTTGTCATTGGTGTAAGTTACGTTCCTGTCAGATACATCCATGATTATTTTAATAGTTCCTTTTGCTGTCGTTGACGCTGGAGTTATCTGTACATGCTCTATCTCTATCTTGCTCAAATATCCCCAACCTCCTCTCCTGCGTATATTTCTCCTGTATAATAGCTGTCTACCGTTAATAGGTAATATCCTCTAAGCTGTGCAGTACTCAGGAACCCACCTGTAAGATCCGTGGTAAGCTTTTCAATGCCTGCTACATAATTACCATATGCCTTGTCTGCGTTCTCGACCAGCGCCCACTGTGATGCTCTCTCCCCCTGGCTTACATACTTCGCTTTTATTCCAAGAGTCAGATTGTAGTAATCTAATATCTCTGCGGATCTCTTTGCTGCCTGCTGTGCATTCAGGAGTGTACAGGTAAAGGACTTGGCTGCCCTGCTTTTGCCAGCTTCCACCTTATCAACAGATGCTGTAACTGTAATGTCTTCCTTACTGTACTGCCTGCCCGTCAGTATTACCTCTGCTGCCACAGTGCCAGTTACCGTAAAGGTTATATAATTGTTTTTAACATCAATTACCTGCCCTGTGTTTATTGTTACACTATCTGGATTCACCGGTGATGATAACTCTATCGTATATGTCCCCGGCTCATATGTGCCCTTTGTGATCTGCTTATCTTCTGTTCCAAGTATGTACTCAGGATATTTGATCGATACATCCGATATATAGTCATTGCTGGTAGTTACGGTACTGAATTTCCTACTCCTTGCGATTGTGCTTGTAATGACTCTGTTCGTCCGGTATATGTCCAGGCTCTGGCTTCTGGAATCATCAACGACTGCCCCACAAGCAAACAGGACTTCTCTCAGTGCTTTCCTGCATGTCTGAATCTTTAACCAGCCATACAGCCTGCACCTGCGTACCTCATCCGTTACTGTATACTCTTCAATCCCTGCTACCTGCATTATACTGTCAATCACAGTGCCTGCCAGTTCTCCGTTATATACTTTTCCCTCACGGAAATTGTATTCATCCAGTCTGCCCTTGTAATCTGTACATGTCATTGTTGTCACATTCTTATCTGTCTTAAAGCTCTGCAGAAAGAATTTACCCAGCAGTATATCTGTTCCATCCACCTTCTCGTAACAAAGTGCCTGCTGGCCTGCCTGCAGCACCTGATGCTTGCCTTTTATATTACCAAGGTTAAAATCATCATTCTCATCAATCAGCTTGAACGTGAGCTTATTTATTGCTATCTTATCGGGTATTAACTGGCATTCTTCCACAAGTGAACCATCCTTTACCGGAAGACCACCCTCTCCGAATATATACTCTGTACCATATTCGATGTATCTTAGCTTTACATAACGGTATGGCTTGGTTCTTTCAAAAATTACCTCTACTTTCATGTAATCTTTGACTTGATGCTCTGCAAAATACGTCAGGGAATCCGGTTCAAATACTTCATTATCAGTCAGATATCCATCTTTATCGTACCATTTAATACGCATAGACAAAGGAAACTCATCCTGGAAAAAGAACTTCAGACCGATGGATGAATGCTGCTCTGAGAACAATATTATAAGTATAGGATCAGCAGCGAACTGACCGTTCGCATCCGAGCATGTGTCGGTGAAAAACACGATATCCTCCGGTGCATCCGGCATTTCCTCCCTGCTACCATCCAAAAGAAAGAAATCCTGTTCCAAAGTGGCATAATTAGTTGCTTCTATATTGTCCTTTATCTTGGAAATATCCCCAAATGGCTGATTATATGCAGTTGTCGGCGTGCTGTCTGCTATTGCCGTAGTATCTTTCAGATCGTAAATGCAGCGAAATCCTGTCTTTGCCATATACTGCCTCCTTATGGTGTCCTGAACGGCTTTTTCATCGTGAATTTACATGTAAGCCCTTGGAATGTAACCGTATCACTATGTATTTTCATCATTTCATCCTGTACTTTGGATATGTACCCCCTAAAGGAGAAGTCACCTTTTGTACTTGGCAGGATAAAATCGTGGAATTCTATAGGTTCTGTAAGTTTGTCTATCAATCCCTGATATGTGTCATCATCATCAATAACCCCGAATGCAAGATCATAGTTGGCATATACTCCCAAGATTTCTCTCAACAAATCTCCGTCCTCTTCGTTACGTTGTGCATATTTGTCCACCACGTCAAAGCTTCTTTTCACAGATACAAGAGGTACATCATATGTAATTCCATCAATTATAATTCCCTGTGTATAATCAGCCATTATGACATACCTCCCAATACATCAACATCGTAACCCTGTCTATTCATTTCGTTTAAAAAATCCTGCAAAGACAGTCTTGCGAATGTTTCGCCATCATAGTTCAGATTTACGTTCAACACACCTCCTGATCTATCACCGACAACATTTCTGACTGCATCCTCGATAGTGGACAATGGTGCTTCGATGTTGGTCTGTCCGACTGGCTGGTCGCCGAGAATCGCCGCAAAAGGATTGCCGCCACGGATCACCGCACCGTTGGCTAAGTATGGAATCTGTGGAGCTGTTATCTTGGAAATATTAAATCCGAAAGATTTTCCACCAAATTCCGGCACCCAATCAGGCACTGAAAACTGCAATGAATTTAAAGCATCAATTACTGTATTAACACCTGAAACTATTGCATTTATCATTCGATTAATAAATCCAATAATCATATTAATTGCATCTTTTACAATATTGCTGATTCCTGTCCATACAGCCTCTAATATTTTCTTTATTCCATCCCATGCCTGTTTCCAATTTCCTGAAAATACACCAGTTAAGAACAAAATCAAACCGTCAAGAATACCTTTTACCATTTCTATCACATCATTAAATATTGTTCCTAAATCCTCTATCATTGGAAATAAATTATCCACAATGAAACTTATGATTTCTCCTACTCCACTTACTACAATAGGAATCAGCCACTCCATAAATGGTAAAAGAACCTCTTCCCACAACACAGTGACCAAATCTATAAGGCTACCCAGCATATCAAGAAAATTATCTATGTACGGCTGCAATGTTGCCATTAATTCATTGAATTTATCTGCAACATTCTGAAATACCGGCGCAAGATACGTATTATAAGCATCTAATAATATAGACAACATCTCGCTGAATCCATTCGCCACTGAATCAAAAAATGGCTTAAAGTGACTATCATAGACTTCATTCATCTTGCTGAAAGTATTGTCTATAGTATCTTTAATAGTTCCCAGTACATCTGATATTGTACCTAAAAATGTCTCCAGCGTACTTTTCAACGCTTCCTGATTATCAATAAATGGTTTGGTTAAAACATTGATAATATCTGCTACAAGCTTTTCTACAATTTCAGTTACTCCCATAAAGGCATCTACGAAAATACCTATAAGATTAGCTGTCAGCTGTTGTCCATTTTCAGATCCAAACGCTGAGAACACATATGCAAATGCTGCGTATATTTCTCCGACCATTGCAGCTATATCACCTGCAACATCAAACATGCTTATAATGTATTCTTTTATTCGGTCAGAATTCTGCTCCAAATATAAAGCTATACCACCAATCAAATTTTGTGCTATCGTAATGCCTATACTTGTTATTGCACCTACTATTTGTCCAAATGCATATACTATCTTTTCTGCTGCAGTTTGCGCAGATTTCAATACTTTAGGATCTGTGAATATATCAATTAAAGACTTCTTGATTCTTTCCAGCTTATTTTTTATGTCTTCAATCTGAGGTGTAAAATCTCCCAATCCATCAAAGAAACCGTCTTTGAATATATCTCTGAGTTTCTTTGCATATTCAATCATTGGTTCTATTGCTTTTTCAATGTTTTGAAATGCATTTACGGATTCTTCGTCTACTGGTATTTCCTCAAACATGTCCTTGGGACTTGTCCCGCCTGAACCACTGCCAGAATCTTTTTTAGACAGAACCTCCAATGTGTCAAATGATGCCAGCGCCCCTGCTGCCTTTTTCGCCGCTTTTGATGTTCCATTCAAAGCGGCAGCGTAATCTTCCTGTACTGCCTTGGCTCTTGTCCATGTACTCTTACCCTGCAAAATAGCCATAAACTGAGCTACTTTATTGGCTGCCATGGTAATATAATTGATTAACTGCACCAGGTATGGGATTGCCATTTGGACGATCGGAGCAAAGGCAGTAGCAAGGCTGTTCTGTAATTGCGTGCTGGATGATTTCATCTGCGACATCGCAGCATTATAGTCTGAAGAATATCTGACAAGATTATTGAATCCTGTCTTCATGCCCGATACCATGGCGTTGAATCCCTTGGTTATCCAGTTAAATATCAGCAGGCTAAGAGCTATTCCCTTCAATCTGCTTCCTAATGTCGATAAAAGCCCGCCTGATTTCCTTGCATGGGTATTAATCTTGTTAAAGGCTTTCTTGCCGGATTCTCCCATTTTTTGGAAGCCCTTCTGCTCGTAATTGACCTGCTCTTTTATCTGTTTCAGTCTGGATGTGATATTGTCATATTCCTGATATCCGACTGTCAGTCCAGCCTTTTTCAGTTCTGACAATCTTTCCTGTAACCTGATCTGTTCCCCAAGCAGGTCAACCAGCTTTTGATTGGACACCTGCGCATTAACACGGATGCTCTGTAATTTCTGCTCTTCTGCTTCCTGTTCGCGCTTTTTAGCATTTACCTGCTCTTCTTTTGCAATCCGTGCCTCTGCCTCAGCCATTCCCTTATCTGTAAGGCTTCGGAGATTGGCTTCATATTCCTTTACAGCATCTGTAGCATTACGCCAGGCAAGATACACCTGGTCATAGTCATCATCACCGAAATACTGTCCCTGTGCTTCCAGCTCTTTCAGAGTGGCAGCATATTCCTCTACATCCACACGGAGCTGGTTCATGTGCTGATCTGCATCCGCAATCCCGGCTTTCGCACGTTCCATCTCGGATGCTATCTCTTCTATCTGCTGGGCAGTCTGCGCCTGCTGTTCTGCGTTGCTTTTCCAGTCAAAAGCCACTTCTCTTGTGGCTTCAGTTTCCGGATTCTGCCCTGCAATTTCTTTCTGCTCTTTTGTCTTAGCAATCAGGGCATCAATGCGGGCTTCTTCTTCCTCTGTCCATGCAGATCTATAATCAGGGCTTTCTGTCTGTGCCTGGACAGCTTCTTTCTGCTTCTTAATATTCTTATCAAGCTCAGTATTTACCTTTTCAATGGCTTTCGCCTGTTTCTCATATTCCTCAGTTTTTGTGCCGGCTGCTGCTTTGTCCAGCTCTTCTACTTTATCTTTTGCATCATCTGCCTTGTCCTCGATATCCTTAAAGGTTTTTGCCACCTTATCCAATTCTGAAGAATCAACCTTAGTGCTAACACGTATACTTGTATCATACTCAGCCATATTAAAAGCCCCTTTCTAAAAATAGAGCCAGCTACATGTGTAAAAACATGTAAACCGGCTCTAGGCTCTTCTGGCTGTTATCTTTTATTTCTTATTTCTCAATTGATTGAAGACGGAAAGTGCCTCATCATTTTTTTGTTTTTCCTCTTCTGTAAGCTCTGTCTTTGCTCCAAGACTGTATATCTTCTGTGCTTCCATGATAGCTTTACGCTCTTTTTGCTGCATTTTTGCGTCCAACTTCTTACAACGTATATCTACTACTCTTGTGAAAGAACATTCTTCCAAATTAGTAAGCAGCCCCATAAATACGAACCAATGCAAATTGGCTTTATTCAGGTTAATATTGTAATGCTCCTTAAATGCTGCATATATTCTCCATTGGTCTACGTCAAAGTCAAATGCTTTTACTTTGCTCGGTTCTTTTTTATGGTTATCATGGTTGTATTCATTCAAGTACCATGCCAGCCCTTCTATAGCTTCTTCCATCGTTGTAGGTTTCTCTTCACCATAAAACAACAGATCCAAGGCATGACAGATTCTTTCATTCTCTTCGTATTCCTCGTCCTGTAAGCACTGCATGATCTGGATTCCTGTACGAAAAGATGCATCTATGGGATATCCATGCCATTCATATGGCAGCTTGTCCAGCATGACATTCCACATAGTTATCTCTTCCTTCTATTCTTCCTGTTGCCGCCATATTGCGGGGTGAATGCGCCGCCCTGTCTCTCCCTGCTATACTTCTGTGCGATCCGCTTATGCCTGTCATTCGTGTACTTATCGAAAATAGGCAATAACTGGTCAAAGAAGTCTGTAACTGCATACGGTGAAGGTGCTGTAGTGTCAAATACCTTATAGCAACAATCCTCTCCAAATAAAGAATCAATTTCTGCTGCAATATCCTGCATTGTAGTAATTAAAAGCTGTATATGCTCCTTCTGGTTAAGTCCTGCGCCTTTTGCCTTTATCTCCTGTCCTGCATTAGAGAATTTATCAATCAAATTGTAGAATCTGTCCAAAAACTGTACATCTTCCACGGGAATTGATATCACATCTCCATTGTCATTTACTTCGATTTCAAGTGATTTTTTTACTCTTAAACTTTCCATATCATTACCATCCTCTAAAAAGTGATGGGCGATTTAGAGGAACACCCACCACTATGCTAATTTTGATTAACACCTGTCTTATGTTGTCGGTGTAAATTTGTTAGTAGTTACATTAAATGTACCCTGAATCGGATCACCTACACCCCCCTGTGTCATTTGCTCCACCACCCCGCCCCCAGCATCGCCGCCGATAGAATCAAACTGATATGAGCATTTACGTTTCACCGCCGGATATTCTCCTTCTTCTGTCGGCGTTTCCAGAATATTCACCCTAACATAATCTGTCATTGCAGATGAGCCTGTTGGAAGAGTTTTGATCTTCTCATTCATCCACGCCTGCAGCTCATCATCTTTGATGTACTCTTTTTCCACGCTGATAGAAGGTGTATAACTCTTAATGTTCGTTGTTCCGTTGCTCTGATTGATATACTGTTTTGTCTCAGATTCCGGGTTGAATTCTTCTGTTAAAGAACTGACACCATCACCGATCAGTACATACTTATCTGTTCCTGTTGTGCCAATGTTTAAAAAATGCATCAGCTTTTCTCTCATTTCAGACATTGTTATCTCTCCTTCACATATTTAATAGCGATAGTCATCTGATATAAAGAATCACTCTCGCTCGTTGCACCCATGAAAAATGGGGTAGTTATCCTTATTTCTTTTACAGTTGCATCCTGTAACACAGGATAATTGCCACGCCTGTTCTGCTCATTTACCCACTCTGTCAGTTCTTCCCCAAATACATTGTTGTCAATGCATTCTGCATTTTCCTGATTCGGCATACATGCGCAAAATGTGTAATGGTCCGTATATTCTTTTTTACCGGACAAGTAGGACTTTACATTCTGAACCGGTTCTTTTGCCAGTGAATACTTGCCAGTACCTGCCCTTTGGATATCTGTGTCTATTTTCTTCGGCTTGAATTCTCTCAGCCACGTTATAATGCTCTCTGATACTGTCATTTGCCAGCTATCCTCCTTGCTCCCTGTTCAAGTTCTTCCTTTCCACCATTCTGCATATATCTGTCTGCCCAATAACCGCCACGTCCTATACCACCTTTTTCACTTTCACCTTTTCCCTGAAAATGATATTCTGGATGGTAATATAGTCTTCTGGCATATGGCGTATTCCACACCACATCTGTTTCATTTTCAATATGACAGCTGTCAATTAATTGTCCAGGATTCTCGTATTTTCCTGCTATATCAAAGGGAACGAATGGCTGTACATTTTTCTTAAACTCATTTGTTACAAATTGTTGTACACTTCCTCCTTCTTCCAGCCCCATCTTTTTTATACAATCTTCCAAGTCAAAATTACACTGATAATTAAATGAACTCACTTTCCCACCATCTTGATATGTTTCAACCTTGGCATGTTGCGGTTATCAGATACAGAGGTCACAGTCACTGCATATTGGTAATGTTCTCTCAGCGCTGATATCCTGCAATCTTGCCCTATTTCCTCTGTTGCTTCGCCAAGAACAACGATATCCTTGCCGCTCTTAGCATTCAGTGTCCAGTAGTTTTCACGTTCTTCATCCGACAACCTGTTATACTCAACAGGCTGCAAATATGGTTTGTTGCCATATCTGCGTCCAAAGTCTATCGTAATACTTTCCACCTTATTTTCTGTCTGCACACCATTGGATGTAGACACCTCATTGCGGTTGTGTCTCCACTGTACACCCTTTACTACAGATCTGCTCCAGTGCTCTGTACCGTCTTCAGATTCGTAGTAGTTATATATTGTTGCGACATCGCAAAATAAAACACTCATAGGCATATCGCTCCTGCTAATCCTGTACCTCTCAAGCCATTAGAAATTGTGCTATACAACTGTGCTTCTTTCTCCTGTGCATTGGTAATCTTATAGGACTCACTGTATCCGTCATTAGAAACGGACTGTATGCCAATTCCCATACCAGAAGACTCCTGTGCCTGTAGATTGTCAATCAACTGGCATGTGGTCAGTTTTACCGCATCACGCACACCTTTTTGGAAATCAGTTGCTGAATCCTCATCATAGCCATTACAGAACGCTCTTGCACGCATATGTGTAACCCTGTCAATTTCTCCTGCTGCCCTCTGGTACAATCGGTTGAATTCCTGTTCATCTGCAATATTGGTAAATAGGGAGCTGTAATACTCCCAGTCAACATAAGGCATATTATCGCTCCCTTCCCTTGTTCCTATGCTGTAGGTGCGACCTGAATATCCTTAAGCATTCCCGCCATCTTGGAATTCTTCAGTACTACGCCTGCTACTAATTCCACTTCTCCCGTCTTGACAGCCCCCGGTGCAGACATATCAGGCAGATATGTATTGATGATTGCTGCTGCCTGTGTCGGTGAGATGCCATGGAACGCATTTGTACCAAATTTAACGCCGATAATGGAACTCATGCCATCAGTATCGCCTGTGGCAATACAATCCTCTTCCGCTGTTCCGTTGTAGTATCTTCCTGCATCCATAAGGATAATATTGTCATAGGTTTCTACAGTCTGACCAAAATCGTTCTTATCCCTGCTGTAGTAACCCATCTTCTGACCGATATACTTCATTACAGACAGCATTGTGCTGTTCATCATTAGCATATCAGGCTTCTCTGCAAAAAGCCCAAGCCACTTATTCAGTTTGAGCACGAAAGAATCCCTGTATTTGTCAATATTCTCAACGTCGCTCAGATTGATTCCACTTGCTGAAACTTCCGTGGAAGAACCTGCTACCAGTTTGCGGAGCCCATCAAATTTTGCCTGTGTGTAACCTTTTCCACCCGTTGTATTACCATTGATCACAGCATTATGGAACAGGTTGGAAGCTGCCTTAATCTTCTCACGAAGCTGGAATTCAATTTCATTTACTGCACCTGATGTATTTTGGATCACACGGTCTACCTTGAAAGAGCCGCCGAAAATATCGAGGTCTGCAGTCTTCTTTTCTCTCTTGGCTTCATTTGCCGTGTACTCTGTATTAATATCTCTTCGCCCTGCTGTAGAAGGTGTCTTTAACTGCATATACCCATATGTCAATGTAGAACCGCCAGTACCAGGCGACACTGCATTATCAAATGATAACCGGTCAAGAAGAAATGAGTCTCTTCTGAACTCATCCACTACCATCTGATCTACTTTGTCAGCCATGCCAACTTTTGCCTCTTCTAATGTAACCATACTTTTTCCTCCTCATTATTTCTTATAATGTTCTGTCAATACGCTTCCCCACGTATCCTGCTGTGTAGGTGGGGTATTCGTCACTTTTCCAGGCACATCAATAGTGCTTCCTGTTTTATTTGGCTCTGGATCTCCGAACAACATTTTGCTGTCCTCTGCCTCTGTAAGTGTTTTAATTGCAGATTCAATATCCTTTTCCTGATTTTTACTCTCCATGAGCTTATCAATTGGTAACAGTGCCCTGATTGCCTTGGGGTTCTTGCCTTTTGCATTCCTGATGCCTGTATCAACAAGTGCATCAAAATCTCTTTTAGCAAGTTCATTCTTATGGTCAGTATCCATTTGGTTAATCTGACCTTTCAGAGTATCGATCTCGCCATTGAGCTTATCAACATCTACGTCCTTGAATTTCTCTAACCCCGCTTCTAAAGTCTTTACCTTATCCTGCTCTGTCTTTAGCTTCGCAGACTGAATATCATAATCTGCCTGTGTCTTATAATTCTCCAGTACTGTCTTCTCAAAGTCCTTATGCTTGTCTTCCGGAATTTCAAGCCCGAACTCTTTCATAATTTCAAAAATATTTTTCATCACTTTTTCTCTCCTTAAAATAATTTATGAATCGGATTTTCTCCGATATAGGATTAATAGAAAAGAGCCGCACAGTATTAATCCCTTACGAATTAACAACTATGCGGCTCCTTGGCTCTATTGTAATGATTGATTCCTGTTTGCACTTCTTACAGTACCCCGGAAAGTTAATGATTGTGGTATCCTTCCTGTACTTGATCATCTTGGGAAAACCACAGTTCGGGCATGGATACCAATACTCCACATTCAACTATGACACCCTCTTTTCGCTTGCAATCCATGAACCTGTTACAATTAAAGCGTACCATTTCTGATTTTAAAGTCAATTATTTTTTTTATTTTCTTCGCATTTATGTGTATCTATGCCATAAAATTAAAAAATCCACCACATTATTGTGATGGTTATCAGAATATACAAGAGGTTATTTGGCAGGCGTCCGTTTCTCCTGCATCTCTCGGGTTTCCCCTGTCATACCAGCGGCGTGTGGATCGGACGAATTTTTCCACCTCAAACAACCTCTCTCATATTCTATGTGAATTATAACATCATTATACTTTTTTGTAAAGAATCCTTTTATTTCTCAATAATCTATCCCATTCTTTTTCGTCAATTTTCATGAAAGTGATTATA